CATGACAGCTGCTCGGCAATTCATTGTAAACAAAACTACAGATCTGGTGGATCGTTGCGCGGTTGTATGAGTCAGCTCTGCCCATCGCTTCCATAAGATCGTTCTCGACAACGGCAGTTAGGAAGTCACCAAGCGGGTAGCCCTTCTCGCCGTAGTCTCTTAATCTCTGGGCTATGTCCGCGCGGATAGGTAGGTCAGGGTTCAGTCGCTTGTGCTCAGCCATCAATCGATCCAGGTCTTCCTTTGTCATGTCACGTATCTCAATCGCCATTGACCTTGCTCCAATTAAAGTCGTTAACGTTGTCGTTTAGTTCAGCCTTGATCTTCTTCTCAATAAGCTTGATCCAAAGCGACCACTCGTCACGGGGTATTTGTTCTTCAATATACTTACCGATCTCAGCGCCATTGTTATCGCGAACTGTGATCGTCATGTCAACAATATCGAAACAGTTAAACTTGGCTGGCGTACAAATTCTATAACGCGGATCAGGGTCGCAGTCATCAAACCTGGTGGCGACATACGTGCCTTTGTATTCACAGGTTCTGTTCTCATATGAGAGTTCGCCTTCAGTATGAACCTTCGCCATTGAATTAAACTTCATAGAACTTTGAGCCATTGCAGGATTGATACCACGGTGGCGATAGTCAGCACGCCCATGATCAGCCAGGTGAATAGACAGTCGATCCATATCTCAAGCGAACGAACGAGAGAACTCTTCACATATCTGCGCATCATGACCTGCCGTTTAGTGGTGGAGTGTTGAGGTAATATCAACGTGTGAATGACGGTCAAGTAAATAATTCATTGCGCAAAAGTTGACACCAAAGATTCAACGTCTGTACGCTTGTTCATCTTAAATATATAGGAGCAACAGCAATGAGCCCGGCAGCATATGTGATCAAGGTCTTCGGCGGCGTCCGTCCAACAGCCCGCGCCGTTGGTCGTTCACCTTCAGCAGTAAGTAAGTGGACAAAGCCCAGGAAGAACGGCGGACTTGGTGGCCAAGTTCCGACAATGATTCAATCTAAGGTTCTTAAACTCGCAACAAAGCTCAAGCTTCCCATCAATCCCACTGATCTTATTTATGGTCGGTTCGTGGAAGCGGCGAAGAAGAAGACAAAAGCAAAACGGAAGGCCAAGTAATGGGCAATGATTATCTCCTACAGTTCTTTGAATACGCACATCTGCCGATCCACCTGCGAGAAGCAAGCAAGCACTTCCATGATCTGGCTCACAAGTTAGTTGAGTTTGTTCCAAGTAATCCCGAGCGCACGACAGCCTTGCGTAAACTGCTTGAAGCTAAGGACTGTGCGGTTCGCGCGCTGATCTTTAAATAAACTTGTGTCACTGCTCAGACCTTATCAAGAACTTATTGTCGAGCAGACCCGCCAGCACATGCGGGCTGGCAAAAGAACGATCCTGATTCAGTCACCCACTGGATCAGGTAAGACAATCTTAACTGCCCACATGCTCAAGACTTCAGCCGATAAGGGGATGTCTTCGTTCTTCACTGTTCACCGTAGAGAACTGGTGAAGCAATCGATCCGCGCGTTCGATGGTGTGGGTGTGAGTCATGGCGTGGTGGCTGCTGGATTCATTGATGACCCGAGACACTTGGTTCAGGTTTGCTCTGTCGGAACTCTCGCGCGCAGGTGGCAGAAGCTGAAGCGTCCGAAGCTCATCATCTGGGATGAAGCCCATCACATCGCTGCGGCTGGGTGGTCGGCGATCCATACCGCCATGCCCGACGCATACCATATAGGACTGACCGCAACACCTGAGCGCCTTGACGGCACCGGCCTAAGCAAGTGGTTTGAAGTCATGGTCAAGGGTCCGTCTGTCTCTTGGCTCATTGAGAATAATTATCTTGCGCCGTACAAACTCTATGCGCCGACCACTGTCAACATCAGTGGGATGCACACGCGCATGGGTGACTTCGTGAAGTCAGAGCTTGCCGTAGCTATGGACAAGCCGTCGATCACTGGCGATGCGGTGAGAGAATATTCCAAGCTTACGCCCGGCAAAAGAGCTGTTGCGTTTTGTGTATCAGTTGAACATTCAAAGCATGTGGCTCAACAGTTTCAGGCCGCAGGATTCAGGGCTGAGCATGTTGATGGTGAGACTCCATCGGATATTAGAGACGCTGCAATAAGGAGATTCGAGCGTGGCGAAACACAAGTCCTGTCCAACGTCGATCTGTTCGGAGAAGGTTTTGATCTTCCAGCCCTTGAAGTCTCGGTCTTGCTCAGACCCACGCACTCTCTTGCGCTCTACCTTCAACAATGCGGACGCGCACTTCGACCTGCGCCAGGCAAAGATCATGCAACAATATTGGATCACGCTGGTAACTGCGCTCGCCACGGGCTTCCCGATGAAGAGCGCGAGTGGACACTCGAAGGAAGACAGCGATCATCAAAGAAGAAGGATGAGCTTAACGCTGCTGTAAAGATCTGCCCATCATGCTTCGCCGCTCAGTGGCCGGGTAAACCAGCGTGCATCTACTGTAGTCAGATCTTCGAGTTGAAGCCACGGCAGGTGGATGAAGTCGAAGGAGATCTCACTGAAGTAGATAAGAACACATTCAAGCGGCGAGTGGTGGACAAAGAGCGGGCGCAGGCATTGACGTTCACCGAACTCGTGGAGCTTGGCAAGAAGCGTGGCTACAAGAAGGCTCACGCATGGGCAAAACATATCTGGAACTTCAGACAGTCGAAGAAGATCCAACGGGGTAGAGGAGCATGATTCATGGCTTGGATCTATTTAGCGGAATCGGTGGAATCTCCTCGGCCTTGGCACCCTGGGTGCGGCCACTCGCCTACTGTGAGATCGACCGATACTCTCAATCTGTTTTGTTATCACGCATGTCCACTGGACTTATACATTACGCTCCGATCTGGGACGACATCAACACCCTTGACCGAAGAGTTCTCGGTGATGTGGGAATCGATATCATCTTCGGTGGCTTCCCTTGCCAGGACATCAGTGCTGCTGGAGCTGGAGCAGGCATGGAACAAGGTGCAAGGTCGGGACTCTTCTTCCAAATATCTAGGCTCGTTGAAGAACTTCGGCCAGCTTATGTCTTCCTTGAGAATGTCCCAGCGATCCGCACACGCGGACTTTCTCGCGTCTTATCTGAATTCACCAGCTTACGGTATGACTGTCGGTGGACTGTTGTATCTGCCGCCGATGTTGGTGCCCCACATCTACGCAAAAGATGGTTCCTCCTTGCCAAGCGTTCCGACTCCACGGCCATGCTCGGGTCTAAGATCAAGCGGGGCAAACCGAACCGAGATTATGGAAGCCTTAAAGTTGTGGCCAACACCGGCCGCGCGAGATCACAAGGGGGCAGGAACAAAGGAAGGGTATCTGAAGCGCAGGGCAAAGGGGCATCAGCAAGCACTGAACGAAGAAGTGGTTCACAGGTGGCCAACGCCCAGGGCGTCGGACGGATCCAAGGGGGGGCCGAACCAGCGCGGATCACGCGGAGATCTTGCTTTGCCGGCGGCAGTAATCTGGGCAACGCCGCGGGCCCAGTCGGCGAACGGGTCGGGTCCGAGCAGGACGGGCAACAAGATGGATCTACAGACGCAGGCTGGTGGTCAGTTGAACCCGATGTGGGTCGAGTGGCTAATGGGATATCCCATAGGGTGGACAGGCTTAGAGGGCTGGGCAACAGCGTGGTTCCGCTCCAAACGCAAGTCGCCTTCCAAAAGTTGATGGGTTTAAAATGAGTTATCACAAAGGCAATCGAGACGAGAAGCACTACTGGCTTACGCCACCGAAGCTGATGGAAGAACTCCAGCTTGAATTCAAGTTCGACTTCGATGCCTGCCCATATCCAAAGCCCGACGACTTCGATGGACTGACGGGTGAGTGAAGTAAACAAACTTCCGTGCGAGTGGTGGTTATACACGGACCACCGAAACTATTCGGAGAAGAAGCCGCACCACCCACGACACGATATACCATCAATTCATGTCATCGAATATTCGGCCTATGAGAACGCCATGGCTGAACGACTTCATTTTTGGCAGATCTGCGTGAAGCGCGCGGAAGAAGTGCAAGCACTGAAGGCTGAAGTCGAACGGCTGAAGGACACGCCTGGTGGTAAGCGAATATACGCCGCACTTAATGAGATCGAACGGCTTCGTTTGTTGTTGAAGAACGCAGAGAATTACATCGGGCCTGTGAAATGGGCGCTGTTAGTTGGTGGCAAGTGAGCATTGCATCAATAGAACTGACGCCGCAGTCTGTTGAGATTATCGCGAAGGTGCATTCGATCCTTAAGGACAGAGATAAGGTGTGGCTTTGGCTCACTACAAAGAATCCACACTTCGGATACATCTCGCCTTTGAAGTTGATTAACGTTGGCCGTGGCCATAGGGTTTTACAATTCATTGATGTGGCAATCGATGAGAACAAGCTACCTGGCTAACCCAAAGGAGAACAAAATGAATTACGTTAACGGTCTTGTATATGGCGCTGGCTTTACGACAGGTGCCTTCATTGTGGTGGTGGTCCTTCGCGCACTGTTCCATGTAGGACTTTGCGGTTAGTGGGTGAAGAGACGACGCGCTCTGTTGTCTGGATATTGTTGACAGCGTGGGCGCTCGTCTTTGTAATCGACGTAATCACATCATGGGGGCAACAGTGGCAGGAGTATTGTGCGGAGTCGGCGGCTTGGTTTTGTTTGCATTGGCTCTTATCTATTATATTAAAGATCTGGTAGAGACCAAGATCTACGAAGCCACGCACGCTTTAGAATCAAGAGTCAGCGCGCTGGCGAAGTCCTTCATCGTTCACCGTGATCAGATCCAAGAGTATAGAGAATCAATCGCAGGAGATCTGCATACCTTCCGCGGCCATGTTGACGCAAGCATTGTTCGAGCACTCACCAAGTCAGATAACGCATTCCAATTGGCAGGTCAGGCAAGCCAAGCTGCAAAAGCTTTGGCCGAGTTCTCACCGTCATCTATTAAAGTGCAGCTTGCACCAGTGACTCTCAAGTTCAAAGCGCCGACAGCAAAGCCCGTGAAGAAGCCAGCAAAACCAAAGCCTAAGAAGTAATCATGTGGACAAGTCTGTTGATAATCCTGTGCATTGCCGCGGGCTGTGTTCCAAACCGTCGCAAGCTTCGTGAGATCTGTCACATGAAGTCTAACGGTGAAGTCGTTTGTCCTCGTGATAAGAAGGATACCAGTGGCAAGCGAGGCTAAGATCCTTCGCGCTGTACACGTGAAGATGTCCACTTTAGGTGCACGCCTGTTCAGGAACACTATCGGTAGGTTTGTGAACGCTGACGGACGCTGGATTAATTACGGTTTGGCGAATCCTGGTGGCTCAGATCTCATCGGCTGGCGTCAGATAAAAATAACTCATGACATGGTAGGGTTAACGATTGCGCAATTCACCGCGATAGAAGTTAAATCGGCTTCAGGTCGTTTATCTCAACATCAAGAAGCATTCATCGAAGCGGTTAACAAAGCTGGGGGCTTTGCAATCTGTGTGAGATCTGAAGGTGAAGCTATGAGGGGCATCAGTGCGCAGTTCGGACAACAAAATTGATTTTGCAAAACTTGGTTCTGAACTTCTAAGCAACGCCACTTCACTCCTATATGACTGGCTTCCTGGCGGCAAAGTCGTAGGCCATGAATTCGAGTGCGGTAATTTGTCAGGCATTGCTGGCCGGTCACTCAGGGTCAATATCAACACTGGCAAGTGGGCTGACTTCAGTTCTGATTCTAAGGGTGGAGATCTGATCTCACTCTACGCTGCGATCCACAGGATCAGTCAGGTCGATGCGGCCAAGAAGTTAGGTGGCCAGCCGCAGCCGTCCATGGCTAATGACACCGCCACCAAGAACGGCGCCAACGGCAATGGCCACGCTCATGGTCCTTCATCTGGAAGCGATGCGCCAGTCCTGATACCACCGCCAAAGGGAACGAAGCGCCCGAACTTCACGCACCGGAAGCTCGGCGAACCTACTGGTGTTTGGACTTACCGGGACGGATCCGGAGCTGTCCTATATTTTGTTGCAAGGTATCAAGAAGCAGATGGCTCAAAGCAGTTCTTCCCGTTCTCTTGGTCATCAGCTGGCAAGTGGGTCATGAAGGCTTGGCCCGAACCAAGGCCGCTTTACGGGCTCGATGCTTTAGTCCATTACCCTGACCGGCCGGTCATCGTGGTGGAAGGCGAGAAGGCAGCGGAAGCTGCGGCAAAGATCTGCGGTACCACATATGTGGTAGTGACTTGGCAGGGTGGATCGAAGGCGTGGAAGAAGACTGACTTCACGCCGCTCCACGGTCGCAAGGTTCTCCTTTGGCCTGACGCCGACGCCACTGGTGTCCAAGCCATGGCGGACATCGCGGGCGTGTTGTTAGCCCCCTGTGTGGAAGTTAAGGTTCTCAATGTGGGAACCACAAACTTCGGACATGATGCTGCCGATCATTTCGATGTTGGGATGGATTGGCCGAAGTTTAAGGTGTGGGCTAAAGCGATCGTACGCTTAATCGAACCTATCCAAATATCGGCAAGAACATCGGCAGAACCGGCCGCCGGCAAACAAGATCAGCCGCCTGATTCTATAAACCGGATTCAAAATAAAGCTAAAGAGATCGAAGTCTTACCGGCTGCTCAGGCCCCTCCACAGATAAGCATCGAAGTTAAACATCCTGACGATCCTGAAGAGCAGCCGGTGAGCCTTCATGCTGCGTGGGAACGGATGGGTTTAGCTATGACCCAAAAGCAGGGTCCGATAGTCAATATAGATAACGTTATGCGCATACTTCAGGAGTGGCCTGCATTTAAAGGGAAAGTTTGGTTCGATGACTTCCGCCAAAGAACCATGACATCGAAGGACGGGAAGCAAAGGCCATGGCAAGACGTCGATGACATTGATCTATGCGTGTATCTTCAGCGCCACCTTGGAATCCCGAAGATGCAGCCCCGGATTGCGCAAGCCGCGGTCGATTGCTTTGCCTTCCAGAACAAGCGCGATGAACCCAAAGACTGGATGGAGACCTTGAAGTGGGATGGCTCAAAACGAATCGACCACTTCTTCGCGCAAGCGTTTGGTGCGGAAGACAATGAGTACACGACGGCTGCATCTAAGAACTGGTGGATCGCGATGGTGGCCAGGGTCTACAGGCCCGGCTGCAAGTTCGATAACATGGTGGTGCTTGAAGGGAATCAGGGCAAGTTCAAGTCCACGGCGCTTGGAATAATAGGTGGCGAGTGGTTCATGGAATCATCTGAGACTCTAGGCACCAAAGACTTCCTACAAAGCCTCAACGGCAAGTTACTCATTGAGATCGCAGAGTTAGATTCATTCTCTAAGGCAGATGTAAAGACGATCAAGAAGACCATCTCGTGCCAGATCGATACATATCGCGCGAGCTTTGGCCGCAGGGCTCAGGACTTTGCTCGGCGCTGTGTGTTTGTTGGATCCACTAATGAAGACGAATACCTTGAAGACCCGACAGGTGGCCGCAGGTTCTGGCCGATTAAGACCGGCGACATCGATCTCGACATGATCCGCGAGCACCGCAATCAGTTATTCGCGGAAGCGGTTCACCGGTTCAAGCTCCAAGAGCAGTGGTGGATTATGCCGAAGCTGGCGGCTCAAGAACAAGAATCACGGCGCAGGTCTGATGCGTGGGAAGATTTAGTCCTACCGTGGCTCAGTGGCCGCGAGAAGGTGCGTTTGAATGATGTGGCCACGGGCTGCTTTAAGATTGATGCGGCTGACTTCGATAAGCGGACCCAGATGAGACTCGGTGCGGTCATGAGATCATTAGGATGGGAGCGGCGGACGGCGCGCCTTGGCACAAAGCTCGATAAGGTGTGGGTTCGTGGACCAAAAGCTGACGCCTATGTTGCCACCCCTGACATGCCTTTGACGAACCAAGACTCACTATTTAGCCGTCCGGCTGGTGTTCGGAACTACGCGCCTGGTGCTGAACAATGAGGCACATTAGTCAAATTTGGTCAATTCAGGTGGTAGCAGGTGGTTAACGGTGGTAACTCAAAGTTCAATGATTACAAGTATGTTACCACTGTTACCACTGTTACCTATATATTATATATACATGAGAGAACACTAAACCTTATGTGGTTAGCATAACACTATGCACTATATATTCTATATACTCGCGACACCCCAGAGGTAACAGGTTACGGCGGTAACAAAGCTAATGCGTCATTTAACTAAGGAGAATCAGAGATGGCCAAAACAAGGAAGGTAATTCAGATCGCAATGGGTGGTGAAGGCAACGATCAGCTCTATGCCCTGTGCGATGATGGAACGATCTGGAAACGACTCAAACATGCAGGTGGATATGAGTGGATTCAGATCACAGCCGATGTTCCGCAGCCTACCTGAGTAGATTGATCTATCGATTCCACTAGTTCTATCTATCGTACAAAATGGATACCATTAATGGTATACGCAGATATCAATATAATGTTGGATACTTTATATACCATGACGCGAAGAGCATTGAGTTCTGAGCGTGAACACCGATAGGCTTATGACTCAATGGTCTAAAGTAGAAGAAGTGGATGACAATCTCTCATGGCTAAAGGTCACAAAACTGGTGGTCGCAAGAAGGGCACGCAGAACAAGCTCACGTTGAACGTGCGTGATGAGATCTTGCAAGTGTTCCACGACATCGGTGGTGTGAAGGCCATGGGTGAGTGGGCAAAAGAGAATCGAACCGAGTACTTTAAGATCTTCTCAAAGCTCATCCCTAAAGACGTCAACATTAGCAGCGCTGTGCGGCTTGAAGATCTGCTCGGTGGTGGCGAAGATCCTGACAATGATGGTGGAGATTCTTAAATCAATTCGAGTATGGTTGAAGCCCGCGCGCATGGCGCTCAGGTGGCAATGGTTCCGGTTCAAACACTGGGCTGGCTTCATGGTCTATGTCGAGAACCCACTCCTTAAATATCCACGCAACATGCAGTGCTGGTGCGGCAAGGAATACAAAGCCAAGATGTGCTGTTTACCTAGACAGGCGCCGGTCGTTGAATACCAGCAGGGCTTGGTGCTTCGCGGCTACATGGCGCATGTGCTTGTCAAAGATCAAACAAATGCGATTAGCTGAATCTGCCAGGCACTGATGGATGCGAAGGCTTCGTACATGCTGAGCTGTGCTGGCTAAGAGATATAAGCAGCTCAGTCCCTAAACGTGTGGACGCGGTAACACTCGCAATGCAACGAAGCTAATCCGCGATTATTTAGGAGACTATTGATGTGAGTAAGATGATCGACTTCGAGTTCCCATGCCCAGCATGCAGAACCAAAAGCCCACAAGGATGCAAGAAGCCCACGTTGTTCGAGCCCACGGTCGGATGGATCAGCTGCCCTGAATGTAAGTGCAAGATCCAGCTGCGTGTGATCTTCAAGATTGATAAGGACAACATCAAGAAGGTCGATCTTCAGATCCTTCACGTTCACAGATCACAAAGATACAAGGACAACATCGCAGCACAGAAGGCGCGAGATCAGGCGAAGGTGAACTGATGGGACTGTTCGATTGGATTCCAACAGTGACCGAAGTTGTTGAGGCTGTGGCCTGCACACTCACTGATCATGACTGGCGAACTTACGTTGCGATTGACGGCCACGTTTATAAAGAGTGCAAGTCTTGCGGCAAGAGCGTGAAGGTCACATGAGCTGCGTCATCTGTAATGATGAAGGCTGGGTCTGCGAGAACCATCCAAAGGTCGGATGGAACGAAGGGTATCCTGTGTGCTGTGACACTGGAGCAGGCATGCCATGTGAGTGCAACAAGGCTGATCCACCATGGGACTTCGTGAGCCCTAAGCCACCACCTAAATCGATCCTATATATACCATTTCAGTGGCAGATCCATTGAACGACCGATGCCCGATATGTGGTCTATGGGAACTCAACGACGGATCTGAAGATACGCTTTACACCTGCGAGTGCGAAGAGTGTGATCATAGGTTTGTGACCCGCACTTCAAGCGCGCCGTGTGAGCCATACGAAGCGGTCAGAGTTTGCGATGACTGTGGGCTTGAGGCTACTGAATGAGTTCAGCAGCCGCACGAGCAACAGCCAAACTCAAACGATACCGGCAGAACCCGAAGCTGTTCGTTCACGAAGAGTTCAAGGTCGATCTCGATCCGTGGCAAGAAGAAGGACTCGATGCGCTTCAATCAAATGAATATCAGCCGCGGCGTCGTATCGGATTCAAGGCGTGCACAGGTCCTGGGAAGTCAGCAGAGCTTGCGTGGATAGGATGGTGGCGATTGTCATGCTTTGGAATGAAGCACGAACATCCTAAAGGCGCAGCACTGAGCGGTGAAGGTCGCGACAACTTACGCGATAACTTGTGGTCAGAGTTGAGTAAGTGGCAGCAACGATCTGAATATCTAAAGTCAGCATTCACATGGAACAAGGAGCAGATCTACGCTAACGATCATCGTGAGACTTGGTTCTTGTCAGCACGCTCGTATGCTAAGGACGCAGACGCCGAAGCCATTGGTTCCGCGATGTCAGGTCTTCACTCGAAGTTCCCGTTTCTATTGCTCGATGAGACAGGGAACATGCCAACGGCTGTGGGTCAGAAGGCTGAGCAGATCTTTACCGGTGCACCATATGATGCGCTCATCGCACAAGCAGGCAATCCAACATCATCGAACGGTCTCTTGTATCAATGCAGTTCGATCTTAAAGGAACTGTGGCCGATCTTCATCACGATCACGGCAGACCCGGATGATCCACGCAGAACTACGCGCGTCGATATTGAACACGCTCGTCAGATGATCAAGACTTACGGACGCGAGAACCCGTGGGTCATGGCCACGATCCTTGGTCTCTTCCCTCCAACAGGTGTGAACTCATTACTGAGCCCTGATGAAGTGGAAGCCGCGATGAAGCGCCACTTAACTGAAGACAAGTTTGTACATAGCCAGAAGCGCCTTGGCATCGATGCAGCCAGGTTCGGCGATGATCCATGGGTGATCTTCCCACGGCAAGGCCTTGCGGCGTTCAGGCCTGTTGAGATGCGTGCGCCAAGATCTCAGGAAGTGGCGGCTCGCGTGGCCTTGGCTAAGAAGAACTGGGGCAGTGAGATCGAAGCGTTCGATGGCACTGGCGGATTCGCATCGGGCGCGATCGACTACATGATCCAGGCCGGTCACGCTCCGCTTGAAGTCAACTTCAGCGGCAAGGCAACGGATCCGCGCTACTTCAACAAGCGTTCAGAGATGTGGTTCTTGATGGCTGAGTGGGTGAAGCGCGGTGGAGCTTTGCCACCACACGACATCTTGAAGAAGGAACTCGTCACGCCTACCTATTACTATCAAGAAGGTAAGTTCAGGCTAGAAGAGAAGGATCAGATCAAGAAGCGGCTCAAGTTCTCACCGAACTTTGCAGACGCCTTAAGCCTTACCTTCTGCATGCCTGACATGCCAGCAGCGGATTCGCCGCAATCGGTATTGTCTCCACATGGAGCAATGGCTACAGGTTTAGACTACGATCCGATCAACAACCCACGCTTCTAAACACATCGCATCAATATTGTAAGATCCTGTACTGGCGCGGCAGAGCCCGTCGTGGGCTGTGCGTACAATCTTTACGGCAACATTAGGACTTGAGTTCCTGTAACTAATTCACGATCTTAAAGGCATGCGCTCATCTTTTGCTTGTCTCATCACTGACCTGGACGTCCGTCCGCTTCTCACGGCGCTTGAGGCTAAACCCGATTTGTGGGACCAGATCACGGAACGGCAGACCACGCCAGGATCTCCACACGTTGACACCCGCGCCATCTTCTTACGATGGGCAACGGCTCGAACTATCGAAGCTGTGTTCAACGACATCGATGCAATTGATTACCCCGCGTATGACGAGCTTCCTGAATTCAGGGAACTCGTTGGTCAGATCTGTGAGATCAACAGCACGACAAAGCTCGCGCGAGTCATGATCACGAAGCTAAAGCCAGGTGGCCGGATTACACCACACGCCGATGAAGGGCTCTATGCTGATACTTACGAACGGTTCCATCTCGTCCTTCAATCCGATGTCGGGAACAAGTTCATGAGTCAATCGAAGAAGTCACAGTTCGTTTACGAGACTGCGGAGATGCGCGTAGGTGAGCTTTGGTGGTTTGATCATAAGCGCACACACTGGGTGGAGAACAATTCAAACCGTGACCGCATCCATCTAATTATGGATATGGCTGTGCCCTTCTACCGCGTGGAGCGTGAGCAATGACCTCAAACAATGATGTGTCGTTCAGACGCGAACCGCTTGACGATAAACTATTGACGGAAGCACTGCCCCTACTAACCAAGCACTATTTAGAGATAGCGCATTACCCGGACATCAAACTTGAACCAGACTTTAAACAGTACGCCAAACTTGAAGAAGTCGGAGCAATCCGCGCCTTTGTCGCGCGCGATGGCACTGGCCTTCTTATTGGCTACTCTGTGTTCTTTGTTCGGCACAATCTTCATTACAGTGGCAGCCTTCAAGCTTCTCAAGATGTTATCTATATTGATCCTGCACGCCGCGGCTTTGGTCGTTCGTTTATTGTTTGGTGTGATGAGCAGCTTCAATCTGAAGGCGTGCAAGTCGTCTATCAACATCTCAAAGCCAAGCACAACTTCGGGCCAATGCTCGAAGCCATCGGATATGAGCTTGTCGATTTAATCTATGCGAAGAGGTTAGACTAATGGCAGCAACGGCAGTCATTGCAGGCGTCGCACTTATTGGAACTGCGGCGTCAGTTGAATCATCGGCGCAGACTCGTCGTCTCGCAGGCCAAGCTCAGGATCGTCAGAAGTACGATATGGACAAAGCTGAAGCCACTAAACAAGAAGGCATCAAGCAAGCGGAGAACCAACAGTTCTCTTTGATCCAACGTCAACGTCAGCGCGCGATGGCCACAGGGTCGTCGGTTAAAGCTGGCGCAGGATCAACGGACGCAGTGGCAGCAACGACTGGGACAGCGGCGCCCGCAGCTGGTGGCAAGACCACGTTGGGGCAATAGATGGGTGACACTTCAGGAATCACTGAGAGTCTGAACCGCATGTACGCAACATCGGGACAGGCCGAGCGTTTGGCTGATAAGCGCAATGCTCCCGGCTCGGTTCAAGGGCAGCCTTCAGGAGCTGGATCGGCCAATGGTTTACCGGCCGGTCAGCCAGCAGCTGCGCCTCAAGCGGGTGTGGCTAAGAACGGAACGTTTGCTCAGCCACGAACTCAAAATCAAGATGTTGCAATTCAATCCAAGATTCAAAGCCAGCGTCAGCGAGCACTTAACGGCTCACCTGTTGGCGGCGCACCACCTGCCGGTCAGCCTGGCAAGACAGCGTTAGGAACATAATGTCAGACATGCTTAAAGCCGCATCAGTCGCACCAGTACAAATGAAGTCACTCACGAAGCGGCAGAAGCTTGAGATCTTACGGTCTCAACTCGATCAAGACTTCAATACATTCAGACCGGCCTACCGAGATCTGTCCGATTATATTCTACCTACGCGCGCGCGCTTCACCATCACCGACGGGAACAAAGGCGATCGGCGCAATCTTAAGATATTGGATTCGACTGCCACTTCTGCGGCCAACACTTTGCGCGCAGGAATGATGAGCGGCGTGACGTCGCCAGCAAGACGCTGGTTCAAACTTGCAACGCCAGATCCTGATCTCAATAAGTTCTCGACAGTTAAAGACTGGCTCTTCCAAGTCGCTGAGATCATGAACACTTCGTTCTTGCGCTCTAACTTCTACCAGACCATGCCGCTTGTTTACGGCGATCTTGGAACCTTCGGGACTGCACCTTATTCAGTAGAAGAAGACTTCGCCAATGTCCTTCACACACAAAGCTTCCCTGTCGGATCGTATCGCATCGCCAAAGATTCACGCGGACGCGTGAACGTATTCCTTCGCGAGTTCCGCATGACGGTTCAGCAGGTCCTTCAAGAGTTCGGAGATGGCGCCAATACCGATTGGTCTAAGTTCTCCGACTACGTGAAGAACCAATATATGTGCGGCAATTATCAAACATGGGTCGAGATCGTCCACGTTGTATCGCCGAACGAAGACCACATCCCAGGTTCACCGTTCTCGCCTAACAAGAAGTTCATGGAATGCTACTATGAGCGTGGCTTTGGATCGACTTCGACTGGCGCGTATGTCAGCGCAGACTTCGACACATATCTATCTGAGAAGGGCTACGACATCTTCCCGATCATGTGCCCACGCTGGCAGGTGACTGGTGAAGATGCTTACGCCACCGACTGCCCAGGCATGACGACCATCGGCGACATCAAACAACTTCAGTGGGGTGAGAAGCGCATTGCTCAGGCAATCGATAAGATCATCAATCCACCCATGAAGGGTCCAGCAGGAATGCGGAACGTGAAGTCTTCGATCTTACCTGGCGATATGACTTACTTTGATGAGCGCGAAGGTAGGTCTGGGTTCTCACCTGTTTATCAAATTGATCCACGCATCCAAGAGATGGAAGGTAAACAAGAACAAGTCAGGAAGCGGATCGACAATGGCTTCTATAAAGATATGTTCTTGATGATGTCCAACACTGATCGTCGTGACATCACGGCGCGCGAGATCGATGAGCGTCATGAAGAGAAGCTCTTGGCATTAGGACCTGTGATGGAGCAGATCAATCAAGACGGTTTAGATCCGACAATTGACATCAGCTTCGCATATCACTTACGGCAACGTCGCTTGCCGCCACCGCCAAAAGAACTTCAAGGCATGACCTTGAGTGTTGAATATATCTCGATCATGGCGCAGGCGCAGAAGATGGTAGGCATCGGATCAATCGAACGCTTCTCGCAATTCAGTGGACAGCTTGCAGGACTATTCCCAGGCTCATCGAACAAGGTGAACGCTGGCAAGATGATCGACATCTACGGTGACACATTGTCGCTTCAGCCGGGCATCGTGAGATCAGATGAAGAAGTCGCAGCAATCGAACAGCAACAGCAACAGCAACAGGCTGCGCAACAGAAGATGATGGCGATGAAGGAAGGTGCCAATGCAGCGAACAAGCTGGCTGGCGCGGATATGAGCAGCGACAACGCACTGACAAGGTTCGTGGAGTCGCAACAAAATAATCAAGGATCTGGCGGCGGAGTGCCGACAGCTTAACAACAAGGAGAAGGTAATGAAGATCACACAACTATTGGCACTCGCAGCACTTGCGTTTGGCCTGCAAACAGCGACGGCAATTCAAGTCTACGACAGCAATGGCGCAGAGCTTGGCCAAGTCGCAAAGATTAAATGTTCCGCACCACTTGTCTGCACGATCTCAGCACAAAAGCTGAACATCGCGGGTGGTGGGTTCGCGGTATCGTCTGGCCAACAGACACGGTTCTCTAATTTTAAACCAGCATTGTTGACGTCTGGAACATCAACAACACCAAGTGCAACGACCGTTTATCTGACTCAGATCTACGTTCCTGCCAATGCCACACTGACTGGCTTCGCAGTCTCGAACGGCGCAACGGTCGGAACCAATAAGTATGTGGTGGCCTTGTTCTCAGCTGCCGGTGCAAAGCTCGCGAACTCTGCTCTTGCTGGCGTGCTCACTTCAGGTGCCGATGTTTATCAAGCAGTTCCGTTTACCTCGACTTACTCAGCAGTAGGCCCTGGCGTTTACTGGGTGGCTTTATATGTTGACGGAACGACTGACCGCTTCCGCACCATCCCGGCTGTTGGTGCTTACGCAGGACTCGCAGGAACAGTGACCGGCCAAACCTTCGGGACTGTGACATCGACATTGACATTGCCAACGACATTCACTGCCGACGTTGGACCTGTTGGCTATTTATATTAGGAGTTATTTTGGATCAGCCTCTAGTTCAAAATGTAGCGTCACGTAAACAAGTTGAATCCGCGAAGGACAAGGAGCGCCGTCAAGGGATGCGAGCAAGCAATGACTTGCGCGCAATCTTGGCGACTGTTGAAGGTCGCAGGTTCATGTGGCGATTACTGGGACGTTGCAAGACGTTCTCTTCGATCTATGAGGCGAGTGCCCGCATTCACTACAATGCCGGTCAGCAAGATATCGGTCACAATCTTTTGATCGAGATCGATGAAGCTGATCCTGAAGCGTTCTTTAAAATGCGCAATGAAGCGCAACAAGAAGGAGTTTAACGTGTCTGTACCCGATGGAACCACAACACAAGCTAACACTGAAGTTGTTGTTCAAGATGATGCGACCAAAGCAGCAGAAGTTGCAGCAACAGCCGCGGCCGCGGCAGCCGCAACGACTACTGAGAAGAAGCCCGACGCTCCTGCCGCACCGGCAGCTGCGGCTACACCCGCCAAGAAGGAAGAAGTCGCTTCTACTAAGTCAGGTCCGCCTGACAAGTACGAGTTAAAACTTCCCGATGGCTCACGACTAGAAGCTGGCTACGTTGACAAGATTGCTGCCTACGCCAAGGCACATGGATTGTCGCAAGACGCAGCACAGGATCTATTGAACCGTGAGAGTGTAAACCGCAACGAGTATCAAGAAGCCCAGGTAGCACAGCTTAAAGCACAATCAGACGCGTGGAAGGAAGAGTTCATGAATGACCCAGTGGTCGGTGGCGAGAAGGGCGTGGAGAACGCCGAGCTTGCACACAGAGCATTGAAGCAATTCGCGGACGAGCCTTTTGTCGAAGAGTTAGAGAAGACTGGTTTAGGCAATCATCCCGGCCTAATGAAGACCTTCTTAAGAATTGGTAAGGCGATGTCTGACGGCAAGTTCGTGATCACTAAGACGCCTGGTGGCGGTGGTGAGAAGAAGTCTGCTGAAGAGAAGTTTTACCCCAACAACGTTTAAACAAGGAGTATTGAATTATGGCTTTACCTGCAAACATTCTTACACTCGCGGACTGGGCAAAGCGCTTAGATCCCGATGGTAAGGTTCCCGAGATCGTTGAGCTGTTGAACCAGACCAACGAAGTTTTGACTGACATGCAGTGGATGGAAGGTAACTTACCGACCGGACACAGAACGACAATGCGCACTGGCTTGCCGAGTTCCGCATGGCGTTTGCTGAATCAAGGTGTTCAGCCCAGCAAATCGACCACTGCGCAAGTTGATGAAGCGTGTGGAATGCTGGAAGCTTGGTCTGAAGTTGATAAAGATTTAGCTCTTCTTAACGGCAACGTTGCGGCGTTCCGCTTGAGTGAAGCAAAAGCGTTTATCGAAGCGATGAACCAAGAGATGTCACAAACATTGTTCTACGGAAACAGCTCGATCAATCCTGAAGAGTTCACAGGTTTGTCGATCCGTTATTCCAGCTTGTCTGCCACCAACGCATCCAACATTGTTAACGGCAATGGCGCAGGTTCTGACAATGCTTCCATCTGGCTTATCTTGTGGGGCGCGCAATCGATCTTCGGTATCTTCCCGAAGGGTTCCAAAGCCGGTCTTCAACATGACGATCTTGGTGAGTCAGTTGTTGAAACGACAGCAGCAATCGGTGGAAGCCGCATGCTCGCATATCGTGACCGCTGGCAGTGGAAGTGCGGCGTGGCGCTTAAAGACTGGCGCTATGTTGTTCGTGGTTGCAACATCGACATCTCCAACTTGATCGCGAAAAGCAGCAATGCTGATCTGATCGAAATGATGATCAAGATGATTCACCGTATCCCGAACATCAAAGCTGGCAAGCCCGTGTTCTACATGAACCGTACTGTGTTCCAAATGTTGGACATCTTCCGTCGTGATGACATCATGGCCGGTGGCGGATTCGCCAAGGTCAATGTTGACGGCGAGATCCAATATTCGTTCCGCGGCATCCCGATCCGTTTGTGCGATGCGCTTGTTGAAACTGAATCGGCAGTATCTTAATAGTGAACTGGTGCTGTCCGGAATAACTGGACAGCCTTGCCTTAGAACTCTTACAGGAGAATGAAAAATGATTCTTGATGCAGCATTGCAGTTTGACCTTGGAGTCCAGCATCTGACCACGGAAGCTGGAACGGACTATATCGATCTTGGATCGAACCGTAATTTAGGTGTGGGCGAAGACTTGTACTTCTACGCAATTGTGACTGTCGCGTTTACCGACTCCGGTTCGGACAGCACGATGACTTTGAGCTTAGAGACTGACGACAACACTGCGTTCTCGTCGGCGACTACCGCTCAAACCATCGGCACGTTCGCGGCACTGGCGGCTATTGGAACGCGACTTGTCGCGAAGCTCCAGCCCGATGTGATCGTGGAGCGTTATTTGCGTTTGAAGTACACGGTGGCCAATGGAAACTTGACGACTGGTAAGTTCACGGCTGGACTGTGCCATGACATCCAAGCGTTCACCGCTTACGCAAAAGGTTACACCATCTCTTAATTGAGATGGTCTTCACAAGGAGAAGATTATGCGAGTGAGAGCAGTAAACTTAGGCTACTACAACGACGCTCGGATTCGTCCAGGCACAGTGTTTGAGATGCCTGAAGAAGACATGAAGGTTGTTGAAGGCAATCCAGTTCTACCGAGATGGGTAGAGTTAGCGACTGCCAAACCTCGCGTGGAAAAATCGGCAGAGTTGAACTTGCCTGGTGTGAAAGTAAAGCACAACAGACAGGGGCAACAGAAGCCGGGCTTCTTTGGCAAAGGTAAGCACAAAGAAGAAGAGCCCGAAGATGAGCAGTCGTCATCTGGCGACGCTGACGTAATTTAAAGTGGGGAACCGGCGGGGCTTATGATCCTGCCGGTTTTTTTAACCAAGGAGACAAGCATGAGATTTATTCTATTGTTCTGTTTTTTGTTTACGAGTTTAGCCTTCGCGGGCACAAGCCCCAGTCCAACGGATTACGAGTTGGTGGCCGCTTCACAGAGCACTCAAGCGCTGGGTCCTGTTGGTGGTGCTGGCGACATCTTGGAGTATTTAATCATTGTTCCCGAGACCACAGCGGCTGGAACGGTATCAATCAAAGATGGATCGAACACAGCGATCAACGTACTTGTGACTGGGACGCTGTCGGATCTCAAGCCGATCATCGTTCATTTTGGCGCGAGAAGTACAAGCGGAGCATGGCAGGTCACTACCGGCGCCAACGTCCACGTTATTGGCGTGGGAAGGTTTAAATAAGTGGCACAAACTGAAACTGAGATTGCGAACTTAGCACTTGGCCATCTCGGTCAGTCCACTGAGATTGCGAATCTTCAATCGACCCGGACGCCTGAAGCTTTGGCGATCCGGCGCATATACGACACCATGAGACGCGCCACCCTTCGCGACTTCGCATGGCCCTTTGCCACGCGCATTGCGGCTCTTGGACTTGTCGAGCTTGCACCTAACTTAGAGTGGGCATTCTCTTACCGTGAGCCCAGCGACTGTCTTCTGATGCGCAAAATTCAGAGCGGCATTAGGAACGACAACAGACAATCTCGCGTGCCCTTTAAAGGTGGCCGCGATGGATCAGGTCTTCTGATCTTCACCGACAAAGAAGATGCGATCGGTGAATACACAATCGACATGACGACTGTTCAGCATTACCCCGATGATTTTGTTCTTGCCTTCTCGCTTCGTCTTGCTGCTTACGCGGCACCAAAGATCTGCGGCGAAGATCCCTTCAAGATGGGCCAAGGCGCACGCCAGCTTTATCAGATGGAGATTGAGTCAGCGAAGAACAACGCCTTCACAGGCGAGCAGAGAGAAGATGTTCCTGATTCCGAACTTGAACGCTCACGCA